ATTGTAAGCATTAGAAATCGGACTCATATCTGCACCTGAATTACTTGAGTACTCAGGAAACAAACTCGAGTTCTCGCATAGATAATCAACTATCCTTTGACCGTAAAACTCTGCTGTATCACGTTCTTTCTGTATCAACCAGTTGATGTCGCTCTTGTTAGCAGCCGTTCCATTCTCGCTATTCTTTTGAGTAACAGAACCGTTCTTAATCTGGAAGGAAAGGAAAGGCAAAGCTTCAACTAGAGCGTAGTGAATGATGCTATCTTGTATGTATTTATCTACTAGGGTTTTATAATTACCCGTAATAGTTCCTGCAATAATATCAGCTTCTAACTTTCTGTATAAGTCAGTCCCCAATATTACCTGCATATTCTTGTCTTGTGCTATCTTTAAAAATGGCAACAAGAATGCTGTATCCACATTGTAATTAATTGCAGTAGAACTCTTTAATTTATCTTCGTTGCAAAATAATGCACTCATATTATCTCTTCTTTAAAAATCCGTTATTAGCCATATCTCTAGGTTTCATAGCTACATCTTTATCATTTCTAACTCTGTACCCTTCTGCGTCTGCTTTTCCTGTACTTACCGTAGTAGCTAAAGGACTTCTCACATCTACCTTAATCACACTCTTGAAAGTCTTTCTCCTCCATTTATGTCCACATGATCCGCCGCCTTTGTACTTCCAAATTGAGTACGTGTCAGCTCCGTCCTTTCCCCATCCTGAATTGACAGACTTAGAACCCATAGAGATAATATCTTCCTTTCGGTATAGTTTACCTGCTCCTACCATCTTACGGCAGAACGATCTACTATTACTACCTACTGAAAGTGGTTCGTATGAATACCTAACCTTATACATAAAGCCATTTAATACTGCATCTTGTTCGCTCTTAGCGTTTGGCATAGCAGTTCCTGTACTTACGAACTCGTATTTATTTAAAGATTCGTGTTCCTCAGCATCTTCATCAGACACTAACTCCCACTCTTTGCTACTAAGTTCTTCTCCTAAACTAATTAACTCAGTAGCTACTCTAAAATCCTCTTTCTCGTCTTCTTTGGAAAAGTTCTCGCAGTCTGTTTTCTTATCAAACATCTCAGCTAAGTTGGTTTGTATCTGCGTATCACTAAAAAAACCTCTAGCAATAGATTCAGGTAACTGCAAGAACTGAATCAAGAATGTGATTGCCTGTTGTTGTGTAAGTACACCTTCTTGAACTTTCGCTATGATGTCAATCGCTGAACTAATCTGCGCTCCGTTATACGATGCATCTACTTGCTCTATCTCAGCAGTGTCTGGTGCATCAATAATATCGTCATCTGATTCAATACCTGTTTCTTTTTCTACTTCATCTGTATTCAATCCTTCTGTATCTACAAACTCAATCGGTTGTAAGGTCTTAATATACAAATCAAGTACTATGTTATTTACTAATAGCACAGAATTAACTGCTTCGATAACGATATTTTGAAATGGCTTAATAACGATGTTATCAAACAACTGTGAAGCTGTTTTAATCTCGTCTGCGTTATTACCTAACCCTGCTGAATCCTTAATACCGAAAAGCATTGGACTTGTAACCTTATGACCTATTAGAATCTTTTGTGTAGCTTCTTCAGATAGAAACTTGTACTGCTCTGAAGCCTCTGAAATAGGTATTGTTTCGATTGTAGTAGCAGTAGATTGGTCATCGTTCCATGATGTAAGCCATTTCTTTCCACCTGTACCTATTAATTTGCGTTCTATAGCACTCTCTATCTTTTGTTGCTCATCTTCCGTAGGTAAACCTGCGTTAAAATTAACAAGCATTGTAGGAGCGAAGCCGTTCTGTATATTAGTTTTATGATAGTTAGCAATCTCTTCGTCTATCTCTGACCAAGCTAAAGCACCTACATAATCAACAGGACTGAAGTAAAAGAACCCTGCTGAATACGGAGCAATTACTAGTATTTGAGAGTCTTCACCCTTAGCACCTGTAAAGGTTTCTATTCTACGAGGTTTATACTTCTCTTTTCTGTACTCGCTCCAGTTGTCAGAATAATACCAAGCCTTGATTTCCCCATCCGTAGCCTTCTCAGGTCGTAGGTTCTGCATTGGTATGTGCTTTGATCGTAGAATTTGCGTCTTTCCCTTGTTCCAAATCACATTAAAAGCACCCATTCCTAACTTTTTCAAGTCACCAGATACCCTTCTTAAATCTTCACCCTTAAATATAGTACGCATTTTAGCGAAGTCTAACGGCTTCTTATTGCTATTCGTAGCAGATAAGCCCTCTCCGTAGATTTGATCGCTTACACTTGAGATAATAGCATTAGAAACGGCTGAACCATTACACCTATCAATGAGATAAGTGAAGTAGTCGTTATCTTCACCATATGCAACCCAATCCTTTGCAGGACTTTCCACCGCTTTCGGGGTGTTTATAGATGCGAAATTTATAACCTTGAAACTCATACTTTTAAATATACTGAATTAGTATTATTTTCTTCTGCTTGTTTAACGTAAACCACTTCACTCGTTCCGTTTACCCAAGCTTTTCCTGTTTCTCTCAATCCAAGTACGCTTGAATCTGTAATGTCTGTATTGCTTGAGCTAGTTTGTTCGTATATGTCATATTTGAAGAAACTATTCTCTTGCATTGTGAAATCAGGAAACGATAAATTATAGTTCACAAAGAACCCTATCTGAACAGCTCTATCATTCACTGAACCCTTCTGTGCTACCTTTGCTTCACTCTCTCTCGTTTGTAGATTAGTGAAGACTAATAGGTAGTGATTGGTATAAGCATCAACTGAATTTTCAGTCAATGACATATACACTAGGTTATAGGATTGCTTCGTCAGTTTTAGCATTGTCTTTAACTTTAACTTTGTTTTTCTTACCTAATGCCTTAGCGTAGGTTTTAGCTACCTTGTAATCATCTCTCTGAGTTTGGAGTTTAATCTCTCCGTTCTCTGTTAGCGTTATAAGATACGTGCTTCTAAGTTTATCTATCTTGACCATCTTGATTCTCTCTAATTAATACCATCGCCTCTGCATTAGTCATTAAGCAGTTGTTTGGATAATTCAATCCAGATCCTAAGTCTAACAAGGCAGAAACTTCACCACCTAACCAAGAACAATCTAGTTCAATAACATGAAAAGTATCGTCTTCGATATTAAGCTCTATGACGTTGCCGAACTTAATTCTGTTATCAGTAGCTACATCTTCAAAGGTAGTTGCTAAGACTTCAGTTAAAGCACCCTCTTCATCGTAAACCTTACGAGAATACTTCCCTTCTAATTCAGTTGGAATGTTTCCTTTGTACGTTGCCCTGTTAAGGCATATAAATATATTTCCTTTCATAATAATTAGTTTTGGTGTTTAGATAAACCTGCTTTATAGTTGTTGGTTATTTCTTTCTGAGATAATGCCTTGTTTTTATATAATCTTACATCGTCTATCAAGTCCTCGTAGTGTCTATCGTGATTAGTCGTAGTATCATCATCATCACCAATCATTTTGACAAGAGTATTAGTTACATCTTGACTAGAAGTGCCTGTTAAAGATTCTACAACGCTATCTATATATAATCTAGTAGTAGAGCCTGTTCTAGTACCTACGATGTGATACCAATTTCCTACAATTAAAGTAGGTGTTGATATTAACTCTGAATTACCTACATTTAAAGCAAATTCTCCAACCCTTGTCGCTAACCCTGCTGAGTTATTTCTATACACACCTCCACCTAAACAAACTATACTATTCCAAGCACTAGTTTTATTTAGAAAAGCAAACTTAACCCAACACTCCATACTAAAATCACCCGTACCGAAGTCGAGCGAATCGTCATCAGCCACTTCAGCATACCCACTCCCATCTAAATTAAATCCACCCTCTCTTAATCGAAGCGAGTTACCTAGAACGTCTTTACCGATGTCGTTAGGGTTTTGGATTAGTGTAGCGTTCGATGCGGCTGAACCTGCTGTTCCGATGTATGAGCCTACTGTTGAGGATTCTTCTAATTGAGCTCCCCAAATGTATAAACTATCTCCTAAAGTGTCGATTGTTTGAATCTGTGGATACATAGACACTGTTCCTGTGTTGGAAACAGTAAGGCTAAACCTTTGCCATTCGTTGGTTGCAGTAAATACTTGAGTTGATACAGAGGTATTCCCTACTTCGAACTCAAAATCAACATTACCTACTTCAGCTGACTTAACGTAGGTGCTAAATGTGTAGTTAGTGTTAGAATCTCCGTTTATTGCTTTTTGGATTCTTGAATGAAGAGAAGTTCCAAATGTTATTTTATCAGCCGTCATAGTATTATTCGGTGATAGAGCACTATTCACATCAATTGTAGCACCATTAGTTTTAGTCCAATCTGAATTACTAAAATCTTCCGAATAAGGAATCAAATTACTACCCTTACTCCAATCCATCATACCCAACTGAGGTATGGTAGGTTGTTGGTCAACCCAAGTCGCTCCGATTACTGAACCACCTGCGTCTTTCCAAACTAAATCGCCTTCGTTGTCGGTTACTTCTCGTACGGAGATGTTTGATAATTCAAATTGAGCTATATTACCATTATTAAATAACCTTATAGAACCATTATCTGCTTTAGCTGTATAAGTAGTTGTGTAAGTTGTCCAATACGTTTCAAGAGTTTTGTCCGTTATAATATCCCCATTCTGAGTTAGTCTTATAGTGTCGCTACCGCCAAATATATATCTAGCTCTAAACGTTACTTGGTATGCTTTAGTATTTACAAAAGCAATATTTTGCGATATGTATTCGTTGTACCAAGTCCCTGCAACGGTATTGTTTGAGTTTAATATACCTCCAGATATTGTCATGTAAGGCAATACAGAACCGTTATTAGTCCAACCTGAATCAGTAGCAAAATCTCCATTCGTAATCAACTCCCCACCTAATCCTGCCGAATCGAATGCGATGTTACCCGAACCTTCCGATAAAGCCCAATAGCCTATCAGATTCGATTTAGTGATAAGTGTGCTTGTGCTATCTATTACGAGGTTATTCGGGTTTGCGTAGTCGTAAGCTGCATCGTCTGAATCCCAAGCTGTGTTGTATATTTGGAAGTCGGATAGTTTACCACTTAGATAAGAACCTAATCCTTCATTCCCAGAACCAATACTCGCTCTATCCATAGCAG